TGTTGGTGCCATCCACCGCAGCAACAACAAACGTGCGATCCACCACCCCGCTATAGGCATCAGCACGAATCTGAAGCAGAGCAGTGTCAGCAGGATTCCAAGACGCAGTAATCGTCAAACTGGTGCCTGGAGCCTGAGTGGGAATCTTGTCGGACTGCCGTGAGCCAGCAACCGAAAAGTTAGCCATTGCATCGTCCTGACCAAAAGCCGGGATAGCCTGCACAGGAACTTGGATTCCAGAATATACATAGTATGTTCCAGAAGGAGCAGCACTAAATGCAGCAACAGTTGCAGTTTTGGTAGACCCAACGTAGTCAACAATCACCCTGTACTCGCCATTGACGTACAAAAGATTATTGTTGTAGATGTCATCTGTTGCCACACCAGCACTCAACACAACCGCAGTTGTCGTCCCTGTTGCCGTTCCGGTGTTAATGCCGGTGCCGTTTGCAGAAAACCCAACAATTCCGCCGACTTGATTCGCCCAAACGGCCAGATTTGCCGTACTCAAAACAGTGGGTGATGCAATAACCTGCATCCACAAAGACGCAGAAAATCCAGGTAGGACTTTGCTTGGAATAGCCATAATGCCTCCTTAAGCGTTGTTAGACCAGCCGTACTGGTTGCCACGCGGGTGGATGGTGAATATTGCCTTTGCCTCGGCCCCAGGTTGAGCGTCAATTTGGAACTGGCTCACCCGACCGTTGAAAGCGTAGTAGATGGTGTTTGAGCCTTCAGTGGCAGAGATCACGAACGTGCGGTCAATGACGCCAGAATAGGCATCTGTACGCATCAGAACAATCACACTGTCGTTAGGGTTCCAGGCCGCGGTGATGGTCAGCGAGGTGGGCGCAGATTGGGTCGGAATCTTGTCCGATTGACGAACACCAGCAGCGCTGAAGTTTGCCATTGCGTCATCTTGACCGAACGCAGGAACAGCTTCAACTTGAAGCAAGTTGCCAGCAATAGCAAGAGGAGACACGCTGGCAACCAAGCTCAATTGAGCAGTCGTCAGAGGAGTGGGGGAGGCACCGGACTGGGCATACATTGCCACGCTAAATCCGGGAAGCACTTTGTTTGGCAATGCCATGATGAAGTCCTTTGGTTAAGTTGGAACGTCTATCGTGCAGTCCAGAAATACCTGGCACATCTTGTTTTGATCGTCATATGAGTTGTAGAGCCAAAACACATCTGCTTTGGCAATCCAGAACCCATAAGTTGCGCCACCGAAAAGCCCGGTGTAGCCATGCAGAGATTGTAGTATCTGATTGCTAATTGAGAAACCATCTTCCATCCCTTGCGTGAAGATAGATATTTGGAACGTCGGCCTGTCTATCCCTTTGACGCTCTGTGTGCCACCTGTATACACATCTTGGTGGACATTTCTGAGCATCCAAGTGACAAACTTTGGCTCAGTTGAGAAGTTCCGGTTGAACGCTGAATAGACAGGCACAGGCGTAACAATGGCTTGCAGATGAGCCTGGATCGCCTTCGCGTAGTCAACAGGATTCTTCTGTGATGCCATTAGACCGCCGTCTGAGGATCGTTTCTGTAGCAGCGCATAACCACATGCTGCCGATCATTTGTACTTTTTGCGTCTTCAATACGCCAGGATTCGCCCTCGTAGGTGATGGAGTAATCGCCAGGCGCGGCAACAATTGACTTAGCATTCGGCGAGTAGTTGATGTGGAACTCGGTCACATCGTTGTACTCACGATACTTGTCCTTGATGTCAATCGCGCTGTTTACCTCATGCACCTTTGCTCGAGTCTTGAACCAAAGTGTCTCGGTAACGCTCTGCTCTCCAAACGCACTCTTGGATGTCGTGATGTTGTTGATTTGGATAGTCTCAAATCTTACGATCACAGTACCAAATCCTTGTATGGTCGAAGCAGGTAGTCAACGCCAATTGGAATCCTTCTCATAATCTTGTCATGCGTTTCTGACCTATTGTTATACAGGTGCATGAGAAGAAGAAGAGAAGCCTGTTGCACTGTAGGATAGTTCGCAAGTTCACTAGCAGCTTGAGTGACTTCAGCGTAGATAGGATTTGTCCTAGAGTTGTTCAGATCACTAGGAGCGCTGGTCACAACGATCTTCGGACCTGACGCATCGTAGTAATAGCCGTTCGTCGCTACCGTCGTCAGAGTATTCCCACTGTTCCAATACTTGACCGCATCAACCGAAACAGTCGAAACAGGCAAGTCCAGCGTCACATCAGGGCTGGTCATGGCCGACACACCGTAATAGACACGGTAGCCGGTAGGGAAGATAGAGATACCCAGATGATCCTCTACCATCATCCGCGCAGCCAACTCTAGCCCGTACAGTAGATCGTCCTGGGACGTATCGCCATACAGGTTTAGTTGGTCAGCAACAGTAGTAAGAGGAATCCAAGTCGTAGACACATCTCGACTGATCTGCTCAATCTTTTGATAATTGAACGGATTGCGGGAAATCCCGCTGTCGAATGCGATGGTCATGCAGACATCCTAACGCCAGCAAACGGGTCACGCACAGACGAAACAACCCGCTTCTCCGCGTACATCGTGATGAACCCAGGCGCAGTCTGCTCCATCATCTGGATGGAAATATTGCTCTGGTCACCAATGCACATGAATCGCGGCCAGTTTGCCAAGTAGATCGGGAAGTTGGTAGACAAGTATGGGTTAGGAATCACAGGCCAGCCAAACATGCGACCAACCGCCCCACCATCCTCGTCACCCACCTCAAGCAGGATTGGAAGCCCTTGGAGGTCTTTCATTTCCCTTAGAGACTCAATCATCGAAGGACGGATGTGCCAAGCGGTTCCAGGCATCGCCCAATACTGACCCGGCAAGCGAGTAGTCAGAGCAGCAATGTCGTTGTAGACAATACCGCCAGCAGTCTGAGCCTGAGTCGCAAGCGAGTGAATACCGTTGGTGATCGCCGTGCCAGACGTACCGAACGCAGCACTTGCCGCCGAGGTATACATATCCAACCCACGAAGGCCAGCAGTCGCCCCCGTAGCAGTCGTGGTAGAGCCCGCTTGATCGTTGTTGACCGCCATACTTGCGGCTTCAACCTGTGACCACTCCATCACCAAGTCTTCGACAATCGCGGCTTCCAGATTGTTCACATCGCTCAGAACTGCACTGCGAATAGGCAGCGTGGCAGAAACAGCACGAACAGGAAGTTGCCAGATTGAGGTGTCTACGTTGGGAGTTCCGGCGTTGGAACCCGGCGTATAACCCCAAGGGGTAGAACTCAGCGCGTTACCTGTCTTCGCGGCAAACAACGCATCTGAGCCAACAATTTGGAGCGGGCGATATGCCATCCGGAAAGGATTCACATATCGCGCCGAGGAAAACGCATCATCGAAAGTTGTCCGTCCACCATCTCCGGTGCCAGAACCAGTAAGAGCCGACGCCTCGGAAATGTCAATCTTGACTTTCCGCTGTTCGTGGATTGATTGCTTGATTCCGTCTAGGACTTTTTCGATCATGGTCTTTCCTTGAAGAAAGGGGGGACTAAGCCCCCTCTATTACGCTGCCGCAGTGCCGGTCGAGCGATAGCGGATCAACGCAGCCGGATCCTTCACCGAGGTGGCAAGACGCTTTTCACCGTAGAAGGTGATAAAGCCAGGAGCAGTCTGGTCGTAGCGGCGAACCACCATGTTCAGACGATCCACGATGGTGTGGGCCTTCTGCCAGTCACCGAAGTACATCGGGTAGCGAGAGGCAGTACCAGCAGCAGCGGTCGTTGGCTGGCTCGGGTTGTCGAGGTACTTGTTGACCACAACGTCAAAACCAAGCAACTGACCCACGATGCCGTCAACGCTCAGACCTTCGTTACGATTGAAGATCGGTGCGCCTTGGGTGTCACGCAGAGCGCGAATACCTTGCAGCAGGATTGGGTTGACCATGATCTTGCAAGCCGGCGTCCAGTATTCCTGGGGCAGCGCGTAGATCATGTTGATAACGTCCGTATAGATGATGGCGTTTGCACCAACCGTATTGACGTTACTGGTCAACTGGTCATACGTTGCCAAGCTATGCAGACCCGAGGAAGAACCCGTGCCGGTAGAGCCAAACGCATATGCCGAGGTCGTGCCGCCCGCGTAGGTAGCATTCGCGCCAGCATACTGATCCAGGCCGCGCAGACCATCAGCACCACCCGTGGTCACAGAAGTGCCCGTACCGGATTGGTCGTTGTTCTGCACCATCGACTGCGCTTCAGCCTGGGCAAACTCCATCAGCATGTCGTCCACAACAACGGACTCAAGACCGTCGATGTCATCCAGAGCAGCGGTGCGGATCGGGAATTGGACGTTGATGTCCTTCATCACCAATTGCCAGATCACCGCGTCTTCGGTAGTGGGGGTGCCGTTATTTTGAATGCCGTAGCCCCACTGGACACCAGCATTGCCGGTCTTCACGCGGAACTGATACGAAGAACCATCGGTCACCGCGGTGCGAGACAGGCCGCGCATCGGGTTTGCCAAGCGCAACTGAGCAAAGATCGGGTCATAGGCAGTGCGCCCACCCTTGCCGTCACCGCTAGCAGTCAGAGCCGAGGCTTCCTTCAAGTAGGCTTGCATCTGCTCTTCGCTTTGGAACATCACCAATTCCTTCTCAAACTGGGACTTGCCAGAAGAGAAAGACTTAAGTTGCTCACGAACGGCACGGTTCACATCCTGGCGAACAGACTTAGGCAGTTCGCGGATGATGGCAGGAGCGTTGACGCTGGCAACCTTGGCTTCCAGGGCAGCGATCTTGTCGGCGACTTCCGACTTGACAGCCTCAACAGCAG